GCACTTAAGGCGGCCGACTCAATCGGTTCTAACCTAACCCTTACATTACCATCTTCCGATGGTTCAAGTGGCCAAGTTCTTGCAACAGACGGTTCAGGTAACCTATCTTTTGCATCTACAACGTCAACTTTGGCAGGTGCTTCTGATACAGACATTAGTTCACCATCTGCTGGACACATTCTTGTCCATGATGGTTCAGATTCATTTGACAACGTAGCACTTTCTGGTGACGTAACAATGACTTCAGGTGGTGTTGTAACCATCGGGTCAAACGCAGTACAAGTAGGAAATATTGACTTCTTAGTTGACGAAGATGACATGTCTTCTGATTCAGACGTTTTAGTTCCTTCACAGCAGTCAGTCAAAGCATATGTTGATTCACAAGTAACAGCACAAGACTTAGACTTAGCAGGTGACAGTGGTACAGGTGCAGTCGACTTAGACTCACAATCAATCACTTTCACTGGTGGAACAGGTGTAGATACTTCTGTTTCAGGTCAAGCAGTAACCTTCGCAATTGGTCAGTCAGTAGGTACAACAGACAACGTTACATTTAATAACGTAGATGTTGACGGAACATTGACTTCAGACGATATCACATCAACAAACATATCTGCTTCAGGTAACTTGACTGTTTCAGGAAACTTGACTGTTAATGGTACTACAACAACAGTAAACTCAACAACAGTATCAATTGATGATCCAGTTTTTGAATTGGGTGAATCAAGTGCTGATGACAACTTAGACAGAGGGATTAAATTCAACTGGCATAATGGTTCATCTGCTAAAGTTGGTTTCTTTGGTATGGACGACTCAGACGGGAAGTTCAAGTTTATCCAAGATGCAACAGATTCATCTTCAGTATTCTCAGGATCAGTTGGTAACGTAGCATTTGGTGGTATCGAAGGTACTTCACTTGCTCTAAGTGGTTCAATCACTTCAGTTGACGGATCTGCCCCAACTGCTGGTCAATTAATGATCGGTAATGGATCAAACGGCGATCTAGAACTTGCAACATTGACTGCTGGAGAAGGTATTGATGTAGCAAACGCAGACGGAAGTATTACAATTAGTGCAGAAGCGGCAACAGATTCTAACTTAGGTGTTGCTTCATTCTCAGCATCATACTTCACAGTTAGTTCTGGTGACGTATCTATTAACGATGCGACAACAAGTGCTAAAGGTATTGCATCATTCTCAAGTGATAACTTCACAGTATCAAGTGGTGCGGTAACTGTTACTGCTATCGACGGAGGTACATTCTAAACATTTTTTGTTTAGTGTTTATTTTCAAAGTCAATAGGAGGAAACAATGGCAACAGTAATTCAGTTTAAAAGAAGTTCTACTCAGAATGCTACTCCAGGTGTAAGTGATCTTGCTCTTGGTGAATTAGCAGTCAACACATATCATGGTAGATTCTATACTGAGAAAAACGATGGTTCAGCGGCAGTCGTTGAAGTGGGATCTAATCCCTCATCGTTAACAATCAATGATGCTATTACTTTCCCAACAAGTGATGGTTCTGCGAATCAGGTATTAAAAACAGACGGAAGTGGTACAGTATCATTTTCAGATTTACCTAGTTCAGGAATTACAATTTACACATATACAATATCGAGTACTACAACTTCAATAACAGGTGCAGACGATAGTAGCAATACTTTAGTTTACACTCCTGGTACTGAACAAGTATTCATTAACGGTGTTAAATTGGTAGGTGGTGGTGCAGACTATACTGCAACAAATACATCTACAATCACATTGGCAGAGAACGCCATTAGTGGAGATACAGTAGAAGTAGTCGCAATATCAGATGCAAGTAATCTTGTTGAAGGATATTTCACTGCTAATACATTCTCTACTACATCGGCAAACCAAGTACTTTCCAGCAATGGATTAGCAATTAAAGGCATCAAGTATGTCATTAATGCTACCCATAGTACAGCAGGAACACACGCGGCCGAAGTGCTATTGATCAATGATGGTACAGATGCATATTTTGTACAATACGGTGACGTATATTCAGATGCATCTTTATTCACATTGTCAGCAGATGTAGATTCAGGTAATATGAGACTTCTCGTAACACCTGCAAATACTAATACAACAATTGACACATTTCAAATTAGACATAGTTAAGGAGTAGACAATGGCAAAAACAAAAGCATTCCAACTTGCTGAGTTAATCAGAGTCTTCCAATATGATACAGCAAATGATGTCATAACAACTTCAAAGAGAACAGAAGACAAGAACAAAAAGAGAGGTAATGCAACTAAAACTGCTACTGATCAATTTGCACTTGATACTTTTGCGAAGAACGACTTTAGAGCGGCAAGATACATTATTGCCATGAATAAAGGTAGTGATTTTCATTCGACTGAAGTTATGTTAGTACACGACGGAAGCACTGTGACTCTTACTCAATATGGAACATTAAAAGATAGTACGTTAGCAACAATTGATGCAGATATCTCAGGAGCAAACGTGAGATTGTTAGTGACACCCGCAAATGCAGACTCAACAACAATCAAGTTTGACAGAACTCTGGTAGACGCATAATTTTTTAACGATATATTATTAGGGGGACATTCAGTCCCCCTTTCTTTTTGTATAAATAGTATTATGGCAACGAAAGCAAAGTTTTACACTGATTTAGGATTACAATCAGCATTAGATTCTCAAGTCGATGGTGACTTAACAGTTACAGGGGATCTGACGGTACAAGGAACTAATATAACAGTCAATTCGACTACAACTTCAGTTGCCGATAACTTACTTGAATTAGCAAACGGAAATACAAGTTCTGATATTTTAGATATAGGTTTCTATGGAAACTATGATGATGGATTATCAGATAGTGGAGCAACTGAATATACAGGACTATTCAGAGATGCTAGTGATTCAACATGGAAATTATTTGATGGTCTAGAAGTAGAACCAGGTAATACAGTCAATGTATCGGGGTCAGGTTATGCATTAGCAGACTTACAAGTAGGAGATATTACAGCAACTACTTTGACTGTTACTAACAGTATAACAGGATCAAACATTTCATACCCTACGTCTGACGGAACAGCAGGGCAAGTATTGACTACAAACGGAAGTGGTACTCTTTCATTTCAAGATCGAGATGATGAGGGAACATTAACTACTACTTCAACTAGTATTACAAATCTTGACACTTTCTCAGTATCAACATACAGAGGTGGTAATTATACTATAACACTATCAGATTCTACAAGTGGTGTTTACGAAGTAACGCAGATTAATGTTATACATGATGGATCTAACGTATCAATGTCACAATTTGGTACAGTATTGCAAGGGGGAAGTAACGAACTTGCAACATTTAGTGTCGATATAAGTTCTTCAAATGTGAGACTTAGAATTACACCAGCATCAACTAACTCAACCGTTACAAAGTTCAAAAAAAGTTTAATAGATGTATAGTAATTATTGTTTTAGAAGGGTAAGACTTACTAAATAATAATGTTAACAATCTTAGATTAGAGGATTATATAAACCATGGCAACACAAAACTCATTTGTTATTGAATACGGACTCACTGTAGGGTCTACTGAAGTAATCAACTCCTCAGGTAAAATCATAGCAAGTGCATTGTCAAATATCGATGCAGACGATATTGCTGAGGGTTCAACGAATCAATACTTCACAAACGCAAAGGCAAGAGGTGCTATCAGTTTAGCATCAGGCGAAACAAATTTAAACTACAATTCTTCTACTGGAGAATTCTCATTACCAACAGTTGATGGAGGAACTATTTAATGTCTAGCAAAAATTTCATAATCAAAAATGGTCTGACTGTTGGTACTACAGAAGTTATCGATAGTAATGGTAACATTGTAGCAAGTAACTTAAGTGAGACAATTGACGATAGAGTCAATACACTCTTAACAGCAGGATCAGGCATCTCATTATCATATGACGATGCAAATAACTCATTAACAATCACAGGTAATGTCGGAGATATTACAGGAGTAAACGCAGGTGCTGGTTTAACAGGTACTGCAACTTCAGGTGATGCAACACTTAATATCGGTGCAGGAACAGGTATTACTGTAAATGCAGATGATATCGAAGTTAACATGTCTGCATTCGATACAGACAACCTTTCAGAAGGTTCTTCAAACTTATATTTCACTAACGCAAGAGCAGATGCTAGAGTTAATGCCGTATTAGCAGATACAGATTCATTAAGTGAAGGTTCATCAAACTTATATTTCACAAATGAAAGAGTTGACGATAGAGTCAATGCATTAATCACAGCAGGTTCTAACATTACAACATCATATGATGATGCGGCAGGAACATTAACAATTAGTGCTACTGAAGATAATCTTTCTAATAATGATACAGATGATTTAACAGAAGGTTCATCAAACTTATACTATACCGATGCAAGAGCAAGAGCATCTATCAGTGCTGGTGGTGATCTAAGTTATAACTCTTCAACAGGTGTCATCTCATTTACAAACGATGCTGGTGATATATCATCAGTTGTTGCAGGAGATGGTTTAACAGGTGGTGGTACATCAGGAGATGTAACACTTAATATTGGTGCTGGTACAGGTATTACTGCAAATGCAAATGACATTGCAGTTAATATGGGTGCTTTTGATACAGACAATCTATCAGAAGGGTCATCTAATCTTTACCACACTTCAGCAAGAGTAGATTCAAGAATTGCATTGCAAACAGGTGCTAATCTAAGTTTAGCAAATAAAGATACAGATGACTTATCAGAAGGATCAACAAATCTTTATCATACAGCAGAAAGAGTTTCAGATGTTGTCGGTAGCATGATATCAGGTAATACAGAAAGTGGTATCTCAGTAACTTATCAAGATGGCGATAACACACTAGACTTCGCAGTAACACTAGCACCATTTGATACAGGAGATTTATCAGAAGGTTCAAATCTATACTTTACAAATGCAAGAGCAGATGCTAGGGTTACAGCAACATTACCAAACACAGATTCATTAACAGAAGGATCATCAAACTTATATTACACAAACGAAAGAGTTGATGACAGAGTTAATGCTTTAGTAACAGCAGGTTCAGGTATCACATCAACATATGATGATTCTGCTGGTACTTTAACAATCGCATCATCGATTACACAATATGCTGATTCAGATGCCAGAGGTGCTATCTCAGTAACAGATAGTGGCGGTGACGGATCAATGTCATATAACTCAACAACAGGAGTTATAACTTATAACGGACCAACTTCAAGTGAAGTGAGATCACATTTCTCAGCAGGAACAGGGGTTGGTATATCAGGTGGATCAATCAGTATTGGTCAGGCAGTTGCAACAAACAGTGATGTTACTTTTAATGACGTAGTTGTTTCTGGTGACTTGACTGTAAATGGTTCAACTTCAACAGTATCATCAACAAATACAACTATCGAAGATACGTTGTTAGAATTAGGAACAGGAACTACTGGTAATCCTTCAAATGATGCTGGTATCGTTATCGAAAGAGGTGACGAGTCAAATGTCTTTATGGGATGGGACGATAGTGCAAGTAGATTTACAGTCGCAACAACAACTGCAACTGGATCTTCCACAGGTGCTTTATCGTTAACTGAGGCCAACTTTAGAGCGGCCCAGATTACAACATCACACGCATCAAATAGTGGTGGTGTTGCAAGGAATGTGTATCAATCAACTTCTGCTCCAACATCAGGTGATGGTGCAGTCGGTGATTTGTGGATTACATATTCTTAATTGAATTATAACAGGAAAAATTTGTAAATGGCGTCAGGATCACAAAAAGTAAAAACCCCTTCGGGTTGGAACAGCACAAGAGGTGCGTGGGTTAAGACTGGTGGTACAACTTGGAAGTCAGTAGATCAAATCTACGTTAAGACACCTACAGGTTGGAATGATGCTTCTGGTCAAGAAAATGCACAGCAACCTTATCCATACATTGCAAATGCTCAGAATCCTGTCATAAGACAAACAGTACAACCTTATCCATACATTGCAAATGCTCAGAATCCTGTTATAAGACAGCAAACACAACCATATCCTTACATTGCGAATGCACAAAATCCATTTATACGACAACAGACGCAACCTTATCCGTATATTGCAAACGCACAGAATCCTGTTATAAGAGATAGACAAACACCATTTACGTATCAGTATCAATCCCCAAGTACATATGCTACTCAAGGAAATACACAGATACCATATAATCATAGATCGCCGTTTACTTACGAAACGCAAGGGTCAACAAGAGGTAATACTCAGACACCATTTACATACCCTTTCATTCAACCACTGATCGGGAATACACAAGAAGTAAACTCTTACATACATCAGGTAGCAACACCTGGTAACACTAGATCACCATTTACATATGCGTATCAAGTAGATGCTAGAGGTAGTACACAGCAACCTAATACTTACCCATTTACTGTGAATGCTAATGGGTCAACTAGATCACCATTTACTTACCCTTATATCGCAAACGCAACAGGGAATACTAGATCACCATTTACATACCCTTATATCGCAAACGCAACAGGGAATACTAGATCACCATTCACTTACCCATTTATACAACCTCTAATCGGGAACACTAGAGGGGCAACAATTGGTAATACAAGAGTTAACGCACAAGAACCGAATAGAACGCCGACGACTTATCCGTATACTGTAAATGCACAAGAACCAAATAGAACACCTACAACTTATCCGTTTACTGTAAATGCACAAGAACCAAATAGAACACCTACAACGTACCCTTATATCGCAAACGCAACAGGGAATACACAGGCGCCATTCACTTACCCATTTACTGTAAATGCTACAGGGAATTCAATCGGTAATACAAGATCACCATACAGATTCCCATTTAGAACACCAACAAGAGTGCCGTGGAGAGTTCCAAGTCGTCAACCGGTCATAGCAAGATTCCCATTCTTCTTTAGTCCATTTAGTCCAGGAGGTTTACCACAATTCTTGAAGTAGAATTAGAGTAGTTAAAAAATATGCCACAAGGAATTTACGATTATAGAGTAACATTACGAGCACCAATTGATTACCCAGTGTTTATCAATGCACAAGGGAATGCTCAACAACCGAATACATATCCGTTCACTTACCCTTTCATTGCTAACGCAACAGGGAACTCTAGACAACCTAACACATACCCTTACACAGTAAATGCTTCAGGGAATACAAGGGTACCATTTAGATCCCCATACATTGCTAACGCAACTGGTAATACTAGAGTACCATTTAGATCCCCATACATTGCTAACGCAACTGGTGATACTAGGGTGCCATTTAGATCGCCGTATAGACAACCTACAACATATACATTCAGATATCCATTCACGTATGCATATCAAGTAGATGCAACTGGTAGTACACAGCAACCTAATACTTACCCATTTACAGTCAATGCAACTGGGAATACTCAGCAACCTAATACTTACCCATTTACAGTTAATGCTAATGGGAATACTCAAGAACCAAATATTTACCCTTATATCGCCAATGCTACTGGTAATACTAGATCACCATTTAGATATCCGTATATTCAACCACTGATCGGGAATACGCAAGAACCTAATACGTACATTTATCAGACACCGACTATTGGTAATACTAGATCACCATTTAGATATCCGTATATTCAACCACTGATCGGGAATACTCAAGAGGCGAATCCATATGCATTTAGATACCCTTTCATTCAACCATTGATCGGGAATACACAAGAACCAAATACATATTCGTTCCAAGTTACAACTATTGGTAATACAAGGTCACCATTCACTTACCCATTTACAGTCAATGCTACTGGGAATACTCAAGAACCTAATACTTACATTTATCAAGTTGCGACTATTGGTAATACTAGATCGCCGTTTAGATACCCATATATTCAACCATTGATCGGGAATACTCAAGAACCTAATACTTACATTTATCAAGTATCTACACCTGGTGTAACAAGATCGCCATTCACGTATGCATATCAAGTAGATGCAACAGGTAATACTAGACAACCAAACAGATATCCATTTACATATCCGTATATTGCGACTGGTCAAGAACCTAATATTAGACAACAGACACAACCGTATCCTTATATTGCGAATGCGACTAATCCGTTTATTAGAGATGCTAGACAACCTGCTACATATAGTCACAGATCACCTAGCACTTACGCAACTCAAGGGAATACACAAGTGCCTTACAACCACAGATCCCCAAGTTCATATGCTACTCAAGGAAATACTCAAGTGCCTTATAATCATAGATCCCCAAGCACATATGCTACACAGGGAACTACAAGGGTACCATACAGTCATAGATCCCCAAGTACGTATGCAAGACAAGGAAGAACACCTGTAATTAGATGGGATGGAGATTTAAACAATCAGTGGCCAGGTTCTCCAATTACGTCATAAATACTTTTAGTATTTAAACGACTTATTACATTATGAAACCAGATTACGAAACCACCCTTGCACAACTAAAAGACTTAGAAAAAGGCGATAAGACTTACATACACTTAGGCAGTTTTGATGCTGATAAAGAGTATAAAGATACAGATGCCTATAAACTACTGAAGTATGTTTTTGAGAATAAATTAGATTCTCTCAAACGTGTTAAATGGAGTGAGATAGCAAAACTTCAAAGTACACGACAAGGTAGATTTGGTAATGCAATGAAATTAAATAGTTATGGTATGATGCAACATCAATCATATATCTATAATCATTATCTTCCTTTTGGTTACACACAAAAAATGGATCCTGAAAGAAACATACAGGGTCAGATGATTATGGACTTTATGAATCATGACGGTGAATATGAAAGTCTTGCTAAGTATTCAAATTTTGAAGGGTTGACATGCGACCCAGATGCAGAGTATACCAGAGATCAATTGGGAAGTTTCTATTATCATGCGGCCAAAGGTCACTGGTTAATTCATAATTTACAGAAAGAAGGATTGTGGTTTCCTATTCAAGGTCAGATCAATAAGAGCGGCGACAATGCTAGTTTACAAATACACCCAGGTTCTATACGTACTCCTGTTTTTGAATTACTAAACGATGATAATCTTGAAGTTCTCTTATACAATGACAGAGACATGTTTCCAGACATTGCACCATTAGAACTAGACGAATACTTAGAACAAGTAATAGAAGCAGTAGAAGAACGTGGTACGCATTCTAACATATCTTTTGCTTACAGTATGGGTTACATAGAAACTAGTACAAGTTTACAATCTAAGAGAGACTTTAGAGCAGAAGTGTATGACTTCAATAAAAAAGTAAGTGAGCAATGTAAAGGAAAAAGATTGACAATCTATATTGGTTACGATAGTCGTCATTCTAATCTAGCAGTACAAAGTAAAACATTAATAGAAAAAGAGATAGAAAGAAATACTTCATGTCTGGGTGGTCAAAATAACTCAGACCCAATGAAAGCAGTAAAAGATTGGAAACCAGAAGTCAAACTATTAGACGTATCAAAAATACCAGAGTATACTAGAGAGTATGCTAATCAATCAACAGAATTTACGTACAGTAGATTTCTTATCCCTCATTTAGAGAATTATGAAGGGTATAGTATATTCGTAGACGATGACTACATCTTTAGAAAGTCTATACTACCATTCTTCTTATTTCTAAATCCTGACGATGCGGTAGCATGTGTTCAATATGATTTTGATAATCATGGAGAGACAAAGTTTGATGGAGAGAAAAATGTTTCCTATCCTAAAAAACTGTGGTCTAGTTTCATGGTATTCAATAACGGTCATGAAGACTGTAAAAAACTAACACCAGAAATTGTTAATACAGAATCTGGTAAGTATCTACATCAATTTGAGTGGACAGATAAGATAAGTAAGATACCAGACTTTCATTTTGTGACAGAAGGGTATGATCACTTAGATGACAAACCACAAGCATTTGCGATACATTATACACGTGGTGGTCCATGGATAAAAGACATGGACACCAGCAACATAAATATGTTAGACATATATGATATGTTAACAGACACCGATTAGTCTCTTGACTAATTAATACATTTGGAGTATAATTAAAAGATTATGAATATGTTTATATACGATGAAAATGGTAATCTAACAATTCGAAAAGAGAATGGTTTAGAATATGCATTTGATAATACAGACAAACCAGTTCTTGGTTTTGATTATGATGTACTGATCTACGATGATGTAGAAGTCAAAATTACTAAGTGGGAAGATGGTAAAACCTTTGATGAGCAAATCAAAGAAAATCTAACTCCTGCAGAATGTGATTCTATTGAAATGTACATCAAGAATTCTGAACCGCCCATGGGTTTCACATTAAATCAACAACTTTCTGAAAGATTGAATATGGCATGTAAAGATTACATTGTCAATTCTATTCAAGATTATGGTTTTGTCGATTTATCTGAAGTTACTTATGCAGGGCGTGAGGGTTCAAATCACCCTTTGAGGTCTGATGCTAGATATTGCCTAGACTATTGTGATACTGTTTGGGGCGTTTACTTAAACGTTGTTGAAGAAATTAGAAATACAAGAGAAGATACACTAAAAACTTTTGAAGAGTATCTTGCACCGATTCCTATGCCTTCACGTAATTTGTTAAGATAATGCAGTGTCGTCCTCTCGACGAACCTATCGAACAGTTAAATGTTGAGTACATAGACAAACCATTTGCTATTACAGAACTTCCTTTAGATAGAGTATACGTCTTAGATAATTATTTGCCATTAACTGTATGGCGAAAGATGGATCAATTGTGTACTAATAATATGATCTGGTCTAAAACAAATCAAGTTGGTTCAAATAGTCCTACAGGATTACCTTCTCATAGTTTTTGGGGTTCAAGTATTTTCCAGAAAGGTAGAAAACCCGATACTATTGACACAGGTGTAATTCACTTTATGGATATAATTGATAAAAAGATTAGAAATGATTTTGGATTTGACTGGATTAGATTTCAGTATATGGGATTGAATTCACAAACAGTTGGTTGTCATGGTACAACACATTCAGATTGTGATAAAGACGATGCATGGAATTTATCTTTTCTTTTCTACTATAATAGTTTTTGGAATCGAGAATGGGGTGGCAGTTTAAGATTTTACAGTACGCCTCAACAAGGTCTTGATGGTCGTGATGAGCATATCGAAAACAATCAATTAGCAGAAGTTGAATTCAAACCAAATAGATTGCTTATGTTTGATGGTAGAATACCACACGGAGCAGATGCACCTAAAGAACGTGCTAGATATATGGATAGAAGATCGTTAGTCTTGAGAGGTGATGAAGTAAAACTCACTCATGTATAAAATAGTAGACAGTCAATTTATAATCGATAATCATGCAGAGTTAGAGTACACTGCAACACATATATGTGAACAGTATATGCCCTTTCTAAGTCAAGATGAATATGCAGGTACATTTAGTAAGGGTGGTGGAGACTATACAGAAAATCACGATACATATAATATATGGTCACTACTTAGAGATTTTAAAATTTGGCAACCAGTATATGAAGAAGTTACTGATACTATAAAAAGTTGCTATGACGGTCCAAGTGATTATCTTTATCTAAAATCATGGATCAATTATAGTGAGGGTAAAGAGTTGTTAGATTGGCATGGTCATGGTTGTATGTTACATGGTTATGTTTCAATAACTCCTCATAAAACTACTACTGAGTTTGAAAAATTTGAAGTAGAAAATAAAATCGGTAGAATTTATGTAGGACCAGGTATATATTTACATAGAGTAAATATTGTTAAACCATTTTCAGGAAAAAGAATAACAATTGGTTTTGATGTATATGATAAATTAGATCATTCTAGAAGACCACTAAATACAATACCAATTAGAGTATAATAATGCCATATATAGATTTTATATCAAACAGTGAAAACACAGTAAGAGATTTTAAACCAGTTCTTGCTAAGTCTGTTATGCCTGAGTGGTGGAAAAAGGGTAAGATAGATCAGTATATACGTGGCGAGTTTGTACAAACAATTAGGGCATGTCCTGCAATGGACGATTGGACTAAGTCGGGTTACTATATCATAGCAAATAGAGATTTTCAAATTATTGCTGGTGAAGAACGTTTACAAGAGACATCAAACAATTTTAGTGCTATAGATATGTCAGGTCACCTATACGATTCAGCATCGCACCCCAAAGATCAGATGTTCAATTCATTCGAATATTTAGGAGAGAAAGGACCTGTCAAAGATGCATTCAAGATGAGAAATCCATGGAATATTAAAACACCTCCTGGTTACTCTACAATGTTCTTAGATCCATTTCTATTTCAAGGAAGAGCATTTGCGGCATGGCAAGGAATTATAGATACTGATAAATTCAATGTCAATCAAGATAACGCACAAATCATTTTTTATCCAAGATTCAATTCTAGTTTTGTAATCAAGAAAGGAACACCTTTAGTGCAATGTATTCCATATAAAAGAGAAACATGGCATGCAAGTATTCAGTATCAAGATGGTGTAACATTCGACCAAAATAGATCTGGACCTAAAGAACATGGTGGCATTTCTAACGAAGATAACTTATCAGTAGATTGGTTTAACAGATGTGGCAGATACGATGAAGATGTGATGTCGGGCCAAACTCAGAGAGATGTCAGAAAAAAAGGTACAAACTCGATGGGCCCATATAGAACAGAAGGTTATTGGTCAGAAAAAGCAAAGTACTTCAAACCAATTGAAGAAGAGAATCCACCACCTGAATGTCCTATGCATAAGAGTGAGGAAGAATAATGGCAGTACACTATCTATTTCCTAATTTTGTTTTTGAAAGAGACTTTCTAGGTCGTCATAGTCATATTGAACCTTCTATGAACGAAGATTACTTTGAGCAATTAAAAAATGAAATTGATGCAATGAGAAAGAAAGATCCAGTTGGCAGAAAAGTTTCAAATGCATATACAGGTTGGCAATCAAAAGATGGTTGTGATAATAATCCTATCTTTATTAAGTGTATTAGATCAATTAAACGTATGATGAGAGACGAAGTGATGCTACACTTAGGACTGAATGGTGGGTTTAATGTAGAGTTTCATAATTGTTGGGCAAACATAAACGATCATTCTGCATGGAATAGACCACATTTACATAATGGGTGCTTCATGAGTGGTGTATTATACATCAAAGCAGATGGTGATGAAGGTTGTTTTAGTGCAATAGATACAGATTCAAAAATTGTAGGTTCATATCCCATGACACCTAAGATACGAGAATCAAAACAGTTCGAACCTAAGACTGGCGTAATGTACTTATTTCCTAGTGGGTTGATGCATATGGTCGAACCAAATCTAACAGATAAAGATAGATATAGTATATCATTCAACATGAATGTTGAACAGTTTCAGCATACGGTTGGAGAAGTAGATAAGAGTAATTTTGTTAATGCAAATCACGATTTATCTTGGGAATTAGATGATCAGGGCAATTTGATTATCTAAATAGTTACTATGGAAATAGTAGTAGATGCTCATATCGTTTGGAACTTAATACTCACTTGCGTATTCTTACCAATGGGGTTTTTGGTACGTTCAGTACTAGCAGAGCAAAAAAGATTAGATATCTTAGTTAATAAGACTAGAGAAGAGATTGCTAAAGAATATGTCACCAGAGAGCAACTCGAAAAAGACTTACAGAAACTTATCGACACGATGGAAAGAATCGACGAGAAGTTAGACAAACTACAGACCAAAACATATTTTCAAGACTAGACTCCCAAATCATATAAATAGTAGTATTAGACAGGAAATACTACTATGGCAAAACCAACTTCTAGAGCAGAATTAAAAGAATACATCAAACGAAAACTTGGTGCTCCTGTACTTGAAATCAACGTTGATGATGATCAGTTAGATGATAGAGTAGACGAAGCATTACAATATTTCTATACGTACCATTACGATGGTACTATGAAAGTGTATCTAAAACATTTGATTACATCAAATAAAAAAGATACTATGAAGACTAACGAGACGTTCACAGAAAACGCCGCTGGTACTCATGCATATACCGATGAACAAGTATTACAACAACAAAACTACATTGTTTTGCCAGACTTTGTTACTGCCGTAGTAAATATATTTCCATTTCACGATAAAAACAATTTAAACATGTTCGATCTTAGATATCAATTAAGATTGAATGACCTCTATGATTTAACAGCAACAAACATTCTGTACTACGAACAAGTACAACAGCACATATCATTGCTCGATAGAATGCTAGTCGGTAGACAACCAATTAGATATAACCAACATATGAATAGATTATATCTAGACTTAGATGTCGATTCTATTTCAGATGATGAGTACATATTAATAGAATGTTATAGAAAGATTGATCCAACTACATTTACAGATGTATACGATGACATGTGGTTAAAGAAATATGCCACAGCATTAGTCAAGTATCAATGGGGTGAAAACTTAAGTAAATTCCAAGGTATAGCATTACCAGGTGGGGTTACATTAGATGCTTCACAAATGAAACAAGAAGCACAGGAAGAAATTCAAAGATTAGAAGAAGAGTCAAGACTGAATCATGAAATGCCAGTTCTTGATATGATAGGTTAATTATGCCAACAAATGTATTTTTCAACCATGCAGTAAATACTGAGCAACATCTTTATGAAGACATTGTTGTTGAGTCTTTAAGAATGTATGGTCATGATTTGTATTATCTACCAAGAGAGATAATCGAAGAAGATTCTATATTGAATGAAGATGTTCAATCTAGATTTGGTGATGCATATTCAGTTGAAATGTACATTGAGAATACAGACGGATTCGAGGGTGAAGGTGATCTCATGTCAAAGTTTGGCGTACAGATCAGAGACCAAGCAACATTCATTATCTCTCTCAGATCATGGGAAAGATTTATCTCACTAGACACTAATCTTGCATCATCACTTAGACCAAACGAAGGCGATCTAATCTATTTCCCTTTGTCTGGCGGGTTGTTTGAAATTAAGTTTGTAGAACATGAAGACCCGTTCTATCAAGTAGGAAAACTATTTGTATTTAAACTAAGATGTGAATTGTTTGAATATAGTGGTCAAGATTTCGATACAGACATTGCAGTAATCGATCAAGTAGAAGACGAACAAGCATACACAATCAGCATGACTATGGGTGCTGGATCAGGTAACTATGCAGTAAACGAAAATGTAAAACTGAATGGTTCTGTAGTTGGTGAAGTTGTTAAGTGGGTAGACAATGGTAACAAGTTAACAATTAAAGATAATGCTCAAACACTTGCAGTAGATGATACTCTAGTCGGAGATATCACTGAAGCATCATACGTGATTAGTAGTATCGATGATACAATGGCATTTGATAATGATGGATCAGCACAGAACAAAGACTTTGAAGATAAAGATTCTTCATACTTAGACTTAAGTGAAGTGAATCCATTTGGAGAACCATAATGTTTGGAACATATTTTTACAATGAAACAATTAAGAGATGTGTATCTGTATTTGGTACATGCTTTAATAATCTCTCATATAAAAAAATAAAAGCAGATGGTACTGTTCTAGCAGAAAACCGAGTACCTATTTCATATGGACCAGGTCATGCATATCTAAGACGATTGAGAGAAGAACCTGATTTGTCAGATAAAAACAGAACAGCAATCAGTCTTCCTAGAATGGCATTTCAGTTGATGGGTTTTACATATGATCAGCAAAGACAACAAAACAAATTAATTAGAACAAATAAGACAACACTTGAAACGACTGGTACTAGCAGAAAGTTTCAATACGCACCTGCACCATATGATTTAGAATTTGAATTATCAATTTTAGCATACAATCAAAACGATGCTTTACAAATCATAGAACAAATTTTACCTTACTTTCAACCAGAATACACTGTAACTATGAAGATGATCGATGACTTATCAGAAGTCAGAGACGTACCTATCATTTTAACAGGTGTATCAATGAATGATGATTATGAAGGTGACTTCGAAACAAGAAGAACAATTGAATACACCATGAACTTTACTATGAAGACTTACTTCTTTGGACCAATCTATACTGGTAATATTATTAGAAATGTAATTGAAAGAGATTACATTAATGATAGTTCAGGTCAATTCACTACATCACAAATCGATGCATCTGGTCTAGTCAAAGAAGTCAAACATTATGAACCTGCTTTTGGTGAGATATGTAACGCAGTAGATGACTCTCAGACAATCACTTTCCCGTCTGCTATAAATAGTAAGATAAGTGTTGATGATGAAGTATTCTACACAGGATTTGACGGAGTCAACCCACTAGTTACTGCTATTGCAGATAATAGACTATCTATTACTATCAATCAGCAAGTCACTATAGAGCATGGTAAGACACTTATGTTTGTTGGTTCAGTAGATCCAACAGATACGTTTGTCGTAGCAGAACAAGTATCTTTCTCAAATGAAGCAGGATTTACGACATTCGCAGACGATAAAGTAAGTGACGCCAGTTAGGCATTGAAATAATTATGGAAAATGTAGATCAAAAACTGAACGATATCATGGGTATCGAATCAGAAATCAAAACAGAGACAGCAGAAGTAGTCAAGAAAGTTCCACAGAGAAGTGAGAACATAGAAACAGACTATAGATATGCTAGAGAAAATCTATACTCTCTTGTCGAAAGAGGTCAAGATGCTATCGATGGTATCTTAGAACTATCAAAAGAAACAGAACACCCTAGAGCATATGAAGTTGCAGGGCAATTAATTAAAACTGTTTCAGACACGGCAGAAAAACTTATCGATCTACAGAAAAAACTTAAGGATATAGAAGGCGAGTCTCAAGTAAAGACTCAACACAATCATTTATATGTTGGTTCAACTTCTGAACTCCAAAAGTTCTTGAAAAAATCTAAAAATGAAACTAAAGAAACCAAGTAAAGAAGATTTATTTTTTGAAATCCCACACTTTTCTCTCTGGCATTCTGTCTTTGATGCAGAGAGAACTCATGCTTATGAAGAGTGGATAAAAGATAACGTAAAAGATAAAGTTGTTATCGATTTAGGATCGGGCAGTGGTGTACTATGTTATCTTGCATGGAAGTATGGTGCTAAGAAAGTATATGGTATAGAAATGGTACCAGGACTATGTAGAATGTCTAGTAGAATATTACCAGATGAAATTGAAATAATAAATGGTGATATAGAAACATTTAAAGATTTGCCTGAATGCGACATATACTTACATGAAAATTTTGCATCAAATCTTGTAGCAGAGATTGGCACATTTATAGTAGAGAGAGCAAAGAGAGAGGGTTGGACAGACAAGATATATCCAAACATGATGACACTATATGATGTTGAAGTTGTTGAAGATGAAAGAATACAATCTCAAATCGATATTAAAAACTACGATGGTGGTACACAAGAATTCATTGAACTACTAGAATTAGAAAATGAAATACCACCCATATTTGGCACTAGATTAAATACAAACATTAAAGTCAACTCAAAAGTATGGGAAGGGAAGTTTGTAGATTTATATAAAGAATACTCAACAGTGTTTACTAGACCAAACGATAATTGTTTAGGTTGGGAAGCATCGTTTGATGGCAAACATATAGTTTCTAATTTTAGTGGTAATGAAACGCATTGGAATATTCACCCTTGGAGATCAAGAGGTATGAGAAATACTCCTGACGGAGCAGAAGAACATGAAACCTAAAAACGAGGGATATTTAGGGAATCCACTGATCAAAAGATCTGGTGTAGAAATACAATACACTAAGGAAGAACTAGAAGAATACATGAAGTGTTCAGAGAATCCTGCATACTTCATTGAAACATATACACAAATCATCTCACTAGATGAAGGTATGGTTCCCTTTAAACTTCGTGGTTATCAAGAAAATCTAATAGACTTTTACAATGCTAATCGTTTTAATGTAGTACTTGCATCACGTCAAAGTGGTAAGTCTATTACTTCTTGTGCATATCTATTGTGGTTTATACTATTTAATCCAGAAGTTACAGTGGCAATTCTTGCTAACAAAGGTGCAATTGCAAGAGAGATGATTGCACGTTTAGTTACTATGCTTGAATCAGTGCCATTCTTTTTACAACCAGGTGTTAAGATATTAAACAAAGGTTCCATTGAGTTTGGTAATGATAGTAAAGTTGTCGCCGCGGCAACATCATCAAGTTCGATTCGTGGTATGTCAATCAACTTACTGTATCTCGATGAGTTTGCATTCGTAGATGATGCAGAGACATTCTATACTGCAACATATCCCGTGGTCACATCAGGTAAAGATTCAAAAGTGATTATTACTTCTACTGCAAATGGTGTAGGTAATATGTTTCATAAGATTTATGAATCAGCAATTCACGAACAGTCTGAATATAAAGCATTTACGATTAATTGGTATGACGTACCAGGTAGAGATGAAGAGTGGAAGAAAGAGACTATTGCAAACACTTCAGAAGCACAGTTTGAGCAAGAATATGGAAACAGTTTCTTAGGTACAGGTAACACTCTTATTAATAGTAACACATTATTGGGTATGAGAGCAGAAGAGGGATTGTGGAACAAAGATAATGTGAATGTATATGAAAGACCTGTAGAAGGTCATACGTATGTCTGTACTGTAGACGTATCTAAGGGAAGAGGATTAGATTACTCTACATTTAGTATCTTCGATGTGACAACACAACCATTTAAGCAGGTGTGTACTTACAAAGATAATACAGTTAGTCCCATGCTATATCCAGATTTACTAAATAAGTATTGTAGACCATATAATGAAGCATTAGTTATAATCGAAAACAATGCAGAAGGTGGAATGGTAGCAACTCAGTTGCACTATGATATTGAATATCCTAATGTCTTTGTTCAAGGCATGACTAAAGCAGACGATATTGGTGTTACAATGAGTAGAAGAATCAAACGTATTGGTTGTTCTACTATGAAGGAATTGCTCGAAGAAAACAGATTAGTATTAAAAGATCGAGCAACAATAACCGAATTGATGACTTTTGTAAGCAAAGGTACATCATTCGAAGCAGATAAAGGTTACCATGATGATATGGTAATGAATTTGGTACTGTTTAGTTGGTTTATTACGACAGATCATTTCACCCATTTAACTGATAAGTTAGTGAAAAATTTGCTATATGCAGAGCAACAAAAACTTATAGAAGATGATTTATTACCACCAGGAGTGTTCGGAAACACGTCTGAACAAGAATCTTTCGTAGATAATAGTGGTGATAGATGGTTTATGAGTGGTGATGAGAACTAAAAGATTATAAATAAACTAGTATCAACTTTTACATTAACAGGAGAAAAGTATGGCATTTCAAGTATCACCAGGCGTTCAGATCAAAGAGATTGATCTATCGAATGTTGTTCCAGCAGTGTCCTCTACAGTAGGGGCGTTTGCAGGTGTATTCCAATGGGGTCCTGTTGACGAAGTAAAAACAGTTTCAAGCGGACAACAATTAGTTGATGAGTTCTACAAACCAGCAGACTCAGACCTAGGGACTGAAGACTTTTATTCAGCAGATTCATTTTTAAGGTATGGTTCTGCTCTTAAAGTAGTTAGAATGAGTAATTCTGCTATGAAAAGTGCAAACTCATTAGGGGCCACATCGGCACTTCTTAAGAACGAAACGGATTACGAGTCTACCTACGAAAGTGGTGGACAGAACGGAACAGTTGGTAGATGGATATCAAAATATGCAGGGTCTTTAGGTAACTCACTTCAAGTCTCTGTATGTGCATCAACAAACGCATATTTCAACAGCGGTGCATCAGCAATTAATAACGCAGACGGTTATGCCGTCGGCGCAACTACAGTCACAGTCGACAATGGTGCCTCATTCGTCGTAGGCGACATTATTAAGTTCGCACACGCAGACAAGTATAAAATTACAGGCATCGCCTCTAATGCACTTACCATTGAAGCAATTGGAGAACCTTCTGGAACAGGGTTACTCGTAGCAGTTGTAGACGATGAATCAATCGACAGATGGTGGGAACATTACGCATTGTTTGATAGAGCACCAGGAACTTCAGCACATGCTGAAAAACTAGGCGCATCAGGCGATGAATTACACGTAGTTGTAGTAGACGAAGATGGAGCATTCTCAGGAAGCAAAGGCACAGTATTAGAAGCACACGGTTTCTTATCACTAGGTTCAGATGCTAAAGATGAGCAAGGCGAATCAAACTACTACAGAGACGTAATTGCAAGAAAATCAGGTTACGTATATTGGTCAGGTCACTCAACATTATTGATGGATACTGGTAACGAATCAGTTCATAGAACACTCGCAGACTCAGTAACAACTGCATTCTTACAAGAAGCAGAACCAATCAATGACTCATTATCCGGGGGTGCAGATTCTACAGCACCTACAACAGTAGAAAAAATGAACGCATGGAATGCCTTCTTTGCAGATTCAGAAACTCAAGATTTTTCATTCTTGATTATCGGTTCTACTAGATCAAGTAACGGTGACACAGTTTCAGATCACAATACACTAGTAAACAATGCAGTTTCAATAGCAGAAGCAAGAAAAGACTGCTTAGTGATTGCATCACCAAGAAAAACATCTATTGTAAATGTTTCTTCAGAAGCAAGTCAGTTAGCAAACGTCGAAGCAGACTTTCTAAATGTGACATCAAGTTCATATCTAGTGATTGATTCAGGTTGGGTATACCAATACGATAGATTCAATGACAAATATGTGTGGGTCCCAGGAAACGGACACACAGCAGGTATCATGGCAAGATCAGACTTGCTACAAGATCCTTGGTATTCACCAGCAGGATTCAGTAGAGGTCAATATTTAGGAATTACTAAACTTGCTTTTAATCCAAAACAAGCATCTAGAGATGAACTATATAGAAAGAGAATTAATCCAATCGTTACTTTCCCAGGACAAGGAACTGTTCTATTCGGAGACAAGACTGGATTATCATCACCTTCAGCATTTGACAGAATCAATGTTAGAAGATTGTTCATCGTATTAGAGAAAGCAATCGCAATTGCCGCTAAAGCACAACTCTTTGAATTCAATGACGCATTCACAAGGGCACAATTTAGATCAGCAGTTGAACCTTTCTTAAGAGATGTTAAAAATAGACGTGGTTTAGTAGACTTCTCAGTAGTTTGTGATGAGTCAAACAACACAGACTCAGTGATTGATAGAAACGAATTTGTTTGTTCAATCTTTGTGAAACCTGCTAAATCAATTAACTTTATTACTTTGAACTTTGTAGCATCAAGAAGTGGTGTAGAGTTTGAAGAAATCTACGGAGCAGTATAAGGGAGTAAAACATGGCAACAATAGATCAGTTTAAAGCACAATTAATCGGTGGTGGCCCAAGAGCAAACCGATTTAGAGTTTTTATACCAAGATCTGGCAATAAGATTGAATTCTTATGTCAGGCCGCACAAATCCCTGCCGCTACAGTAGGTGTTGTTGAACAAAACTTTAGAGGACATATTCTGAAACTCGCAGGAGACAGAACCTTTGAACCGTGGTCAGTAACAATCATTAATGATGTTGAGTTCTCAGCAAGATCGGCACTCGAAGAATGGCAAACAGACATTCAAGAGTTAGATTCTGGTGAAGGTATCACATCATTAGATTACTTAGTAGACAGAGCATTTGTCGAACAATTAAACAAAGACGACTCAGTGTTAGCAAGATACGAATTCTTTAACATGTTTCCAACAAGTATTGGTGCAATTGACTTATCTTATGAGACAGTCGATGCATTGGAGACATTCGATGTTGAATTCCAATACTCACACTGGAACAGAGTCGTTTAAAACGGTGAATATCGCCCTTAATTGGGCGATATAAATATAACATGGAAATATTTGGGTTTGAAATAACTCGTAAAAAAGACGAGTTACGAGAAATAGACATCGAAAAGAGGTCTGCTTCTTCATTTGTACCACCTCAGATCGATGATGGCACCCCTGTCATTCAGAAATCTCCGGGTGGTTTCATTTCTGGAGGGGCATACGGTTCGTATGTCGACATGGAAGGAAATATCAAGAATGAGGTACAACTCATTCGAAGATATAGAGAAACTTCTTTGGTACCTGAGTGCGATGCGGCCATTGACGATATCGTTAATGAATGCGTAGTATCTGATACACAAGATAGAATTGTAGCACTCGACTTGCAAGATGTTGATCTTTCAGAAAGCATCAAAAAGAAGGTGCAAGGCGAGTTCAAGCACATCTTATCTTTAATGAAGTTCAATCAGAACTCTCATGAACTATTCAGAAAATGGTACGTTGACGGAAGAATTTACTTCCATAAAGTTGTCGACTCCAAAAACCCACAAAGAGGTATCGTAGATATCAGAAATGTTGACCCTCTTAAAATTAAGAAGGTTAGAAACGTCGAGAAAGAAAAAGATCCTAAGACGAAGATCGATAAGATCAAAAGAGTTGAAGAGTTTTATGTCTTCAACGACAAAGGATTCGATAGAAGTGGTACTAACGAAGGTAGTACAATTCGAATCGCACCAGAGGCAATATGTTATACAACCTCTGGTATGTTAGATTACACTAAGAATATTGTAATCGGATATTTGCATAAAGCACTGAAGACTTCTAATCAGTTAGCAATGATGGAAGATGCACTTGTTATTTACAGAATATCAAGGGCACCAGAAAGAAGAATCTTCTACATTGATGTAGGTAACTTACCGAAAGCAAAGGCAGAACAGTACCTTGCTGAAACAATGAACAAGTATAGAAATAAACTTGTTTATAACTCAGACACAGGTGAGATCAAAGATGATCGAAGACACATGTCCATGCTTGAAGATTTTTGGTTGCCTAGGAGAGAAGGTGGTAGAGGGACAGAGATTTCTACCCTACCAGGTGGTCAGAACTTAGCAGATATCGATGATATAGAATACTTTAAAAAGAAACTATATCGATCACTGAATGTGCCCATTAGTAGAATGGAAGCAGATAATGGATTCAATATGGGTCGTGCTTCAGAGATCAGTAGAGATGAACTTAAGTTCAACAAATTTACAAAGAGACTGCAAAATAAATTTGCTAGACTCTTTACAGACATATTAAGAACTCAGTTGATACTCAAAAACGTAGTATCAGGTGATGAGTTCGATGAATTCAAAGACTTCATCAGATATGACTTCTCTACAGATAATCACTTCTCAGAATTAAAAGAGCAAGAGATTTTTAGAGAGAGATTAGATATATTATCACAAGCAGAGAACTATCTCGGTAAGTTCTTCTCAGAGAAATACATTGCTAAAAATGTATTGAGAATGACAGACGATGACATTGAAAAAATGAAGCAAGAGATAGAAGACGAGGGTGGTAATGAAGATGACGGAGACATGGACTTTTAAGGAATAAATTATGAATGATATAAGCAGAAAAATTGTAGACCAAATCGAAGCAGGTAAACTGCAAGATGCAAAAGACTCTATCAATGATGGTATCAAGCAAAAAGCAGGAGAAGTCGTTGACATGAAGAGAGTTGAAATGCAAATGGATTGGATGGAAACTTCACATGAAGAAGACGTTTCAACAGATAACAGTTGAGTTAAACGAGGCGAAGTTTAAACTTCCTTCTGATCAGAAAGAGGTCAAACGTGAGACTGAAAAAGTCGCAGGTAAAACGATTGATGTAGTATACGCACAATCGTCTAAGAGAAAGATTTACGTGTACATAGATGGTAATGTTGTGGGCGAACCATTTAGAAATTTAAAAGACGCCCAGAAAGAGATGAAAAATATTAAGTTGGTAATGAAGCAAATGGGTGAAGAAAACATCTCAAAAGAAGAAATTTTAGGAGTTATAAATGAAACTAATATCTGAATTCAACGACAATAGTATCTCACCCGTT